TCATCCCGCGTCTCCCCGAGACAGTCCAGTACAGTCCCAGCAGGCCCATGTGTGGGCCAAACTAGGCAGGATTAACAGGTATATGACCAAAACTAAAACGCCTCTTATGGGGGCTACTGAGCCTCGATTACATACGCCATATCTCAAAGGCAAAACACGTGGCAGTGAGATAAAAGATTTAGCAGACTCATTAGATCTACCGCTACTGCCCTGGCAGGAGTTTGTTCTTAACGATATGTGCATTGTAGATGAGAACGAGATGTTCATCCGTAAGACAAATCTCGTGCTCTGTGCGAGACAGAATGGCAAAACACACCTTGCGCGTATGTTGATGCTTAGCCACCTATTCCTGTTTGGCTCTAAGAATGTTGTAATTATGAGCTCTAATAGATCGATGGCTTTAGATACCTTTAGGCAGGTTGCTTACGCTATCGAGGCCTCGGACTACTTGGGCAAACAGTGTAAACAGATACGTTTTGCTAACGGCACTGAGAGTATCGAGCTACGTAACGGCGCTCGCCTCGATGTTGTTGCAGCTACAAGAGACGGTAGTCGCGGCAGGAGCGCCGACCTCCTATACGTCGATGAGGTTCGCGAAATCTCAGAGGAGGGTTACAAGGCTGCGATGCCTGTAACCCGAGCACGTCCTAATTCTCAGACGTTACTTACCTCTAATGCGGGCGATGCCTTTAGTACAGTGCTTAATGACTTACGAGAAAGAGCTCTAAGTTTTCCTCCTAAGACCTTTGGCTTTTATGAATACTCAGCAGAGCCTTTTGCAAAAATTACGGATCGTAAGGCGTGGGCTCAAGCAAACCCGGCACTTGGTTGGACGGTTACAGAGGAGGCTTTAGAGGAGAGCGTCGCTACTTCATCTATTGAAACCACTCGCACAGAATTATTATGCACGTGGGTCTCATCACTCCAATCACCCTGGCCTTACATGAGCGTTGAAGATGCAGGAGATAAAACACTTACCCTGAACCCCGGGCCACTCACTATCTTTGGCTTTGACGTATCCCCTAGCCGCCGCGATGCAAGTTTATCTATGGGCCAGATTTTGCCGGATGGTCGTATCGGCGTTGCAGTCCTTGAGGTCTTTCACAACGATGTAGCTGTGGACGACCTTTACGTAGCGCAAAGAATTAAACACTGGTCAAATATCTATTTTCCTCGAACTGTTTGTTTTGATAAATACACCACTGCCACTATTGCAAAGCGACTCGAGATGAGCGGCGTAGCTGTACAAGATATATCGGGGCAGTTGGCTTATCAGGCAGCCGGGGATCTCTATAACGCCCTAGTCAATAAGAAACTTGTCCACTCAGGCCAAACCGAGCTCACCGACAGCATGCAAAATTGCGCAGCTAAAGTAAGCGATGCCTCATGGCGTTTGATTAGGCGTAAATCGGCCGGGCCGATTGACGTGGCGATTAGCCTCAGTTTTATCGTCCACATCCTCAATCAGCCAGTAGGTGAGGCTAAAGTTTACAGTTAGACACGAACGGAATTAACTGAAATGTACTTGCCAAAAGGCAAAAATCCCTCTTATGGGATTACTACAAACTTTGGGCCTACGCTCTAAAGAAAACACAGTCGAGGCGCAATATGCCCCTGCCGTAATGACCACGCAATACGGTTACGGATCATTTAATACAGGATCTACATACGGATATAACTCAAACGGTATCGACCGTACTTTTGCTTTACAAGTTGCAAGTGTTGCACGCTGTCGCAATTTAGTAGCCGGCGTAATTTCAAGTATTGACTTAGCACTATATAAAAAATCTACCGGTGAAAAATTAGGTAGTCCTGTTTGGTTAGAGCAACCAGATATCCGTCAGCCTCGCAGCGTTACCATCTCTGCAACTGTTGATAGTTTAATTTTCTACGGCGTTGCATATTGGCGCGTTACAAGTTTATATGCAGATGATGGCCGTCCGTCCGGTTTTGAGTGGGTTGCTAACAATCGCGTTACATATACAACAAACAAATACGGTACAGAAATACAAGATTATTTTGTCGATGGTGAAAAGGTACCAATGGGCGGTATTGGAAGTTTAGTCACTTTCCAGTCACTTTTACCTGGTGTGCTCGATACCGCAAGTACAACTATAAAAGCCGCTTACGACATCCAGCGCGCAAGTGCAGTAAGTGCAGCTACTCCAATGGCTACAACAGTATTAAAAAATAACGGCGCTGATTTACCTGAGTCACAGATACAAGGTTTGTTAGCAAGTTGGAAGGCATCCCGCGCATCACGTAGCACGGCATATCTTACTTCTACTTTGTCTGTAGAAAATGTTGGATTTTCTCCAAAAGATATGATGTATAACGAGGCGTCACAATATTTAGCAACTGAAATTGCTCGTGCTATGAACGTGCCTGCATATTACATAAGCGCAGATATGAATAACTCTATGACGTATCAAAACATTATCGACGGACGCCGCGAGTTTATGGCTTACTCACTACAGCCTTACATCTGCGCTATCGAGGATCGCTTATCTATGAACGATATTACAAACTCAGCTAATCAAGTTCGTTTTGCAGTAGATGACTCTTTCTTACGAGTCGATGCTATGGAGCGCTTAGACATAATCGAAAAAATGCTTAATCTAGATTTAATTAACGTAGATCAAGCACGACAAATGGAACAACTCACACCGCTAGGAGATGCAAGTGCTACTAACGTTTAGCCAAGAAATACAAGCTGCAGATACAGAGCGCCGAGTAATATCGGGACTCGTTGCACCATACGGTGAGATCGGTCATACAAGCGCGGGGCCTGTGATGTTTGAACGCGGCTCTATTGCAATTCCGGATGTATCTAAAATTAAACTTTTATCGCAGCATCAACAAGATAAACCGGTAGGTCGCGCTATTTCATTTAGCGAGGGAACAGCTCCGGAGGGCGTTTACGGATCCTTTAAGTTATCGAGCAGTTCCCGGGGACAGGATGCGCTCGTATTAGCTCAGGAAAACCTAGTAAGCGGCTTATCCGTAGGGGTAGATGTAACTGCCTCTAAGCCAATGGGTGAATACCTGTTAGTAACGGCGGCGGTCCTCAAAGAGGTATCGCTCGTTGAGAGTGCGGCCTTTTCTAGCGCATCCGTAACTGATATTGCAGCAGCTCGAGCAGCGCTTGAGGCAGCTACAAGTACAAAAGAAAAAACAACAACGATAAATACGACAATCGTAGAGATCGAAACCGAAACAGAAACCGAAAGCGAGGATGCTGTGACTACAGCCCCTGAAAATACACCTGAGGAAACTCCGGTAGATACACCGGTCGAGGCTGAAAAGGTCGAGGCCGCTCGTAAGATTATCCGTCCATCTGTACTTGACTCACAAAGAGTACGTACACCGATTAACTCAATGGCTGCATACACAGAGCACAAAATTAAAGCTGCTCTAGGTAGCGAAGACTCAAAGCTATGGGTAACTGCAGCAGATGACTCATTCTCTACAAACCCTGCATTTAATCCAACTCAATACCTCTCAGAGTTTGTATCAAATACAAACTTCGACACACCTATGATTAATGCGCTCAGCTCTGGAATTTTGCCGCAAAGTGGTATGACAATTTCAGTGCCATCACTTGTGACTAGCGCCGGCGGTCAGTCAGGCGTTGCACCAGTTGTAACAGTTGAGGCTGAGGCTGGAGCTGTACAAAACACAGGTATGGTTACACAGTACCTTTCAGGAACAGTTAAGAAATACTCCGGTATGAACACACTCAGCGTTGAATTGCTAGAGCGCTCAGATCCTAATTTCTATGCTGAACTTACAAACCAACTACAACGCGCATATTCACTTGCTACAGATGCTGCAGTAATCGCAGACGTAGTAGCAGGCGGCGTACAAGGTACTGCAGTAGCAGCTACAAGCGCAGGCATTATTTCTTACGTCTCAACAGAGTCAGCTAATATCTACAAGAACACAAGCTACTTTGCACGTAACTATGTTGCAGGTCCTTCACAGTGGTCTCTCCTAATGGGTGCAACAGACTCAACAGGGCGACCAATTTACAATGCTGCAGCCCCTATGAACTCAGGTGGCCTTTCAACTCCTACAAGCATCCGCGGCAACGTGCTCGGCCTCGATCTATACGTAGATCATCAAATGGTCGCTACAACTATCGACGACTCAGCGTTTATTGTTGCCCCTGAGGCGATGACTGTTTACCGCTCACCACAGGCGTATATGTCTGTAAACGTCGTATCTAACTTGCAGGTACAAGTTGCTATCTACGGCTTTATGGCAACAATCGTCAAGATGCCTAACGGTTTGGTTCGTTACAACCTCACCTGATAAATACCTATAGAAGTCGAGGGGGCTCTTATGCCCTTAGAGCCCTCTCGGCCCATAGTAAGAACGGAGTAAACAAATGCCAGCTACATACGTCACCGAACAAGAGCTGAGAGATAATCTCGGTATCGGCGATTTATACGCGGACAGCATTATCGAAGAGTGTTGCCAAGCTGCTCAAGATTTACTTAACCAATTTTTATGGTTTGACTCTGCCCCTGTAGTGGGTACGACTCTACAAAATAACGTAGCTACTGTGATGGTTGCTAACCCTGCAATCTTTAGCACTGGAGACAGCGTTACCTTGAGTGGGTCCGGCTCAACTTTTAACGGCACCTACACAATTACAGGCACTATCCCTTGGACTGCCGGCACAACTACTGCCCTGCCATCTATCGCGTTTAATCGCAACATCTGGAATTGGCCTAACGGTTACAGCTTTATTCAATTTACTAAAGTAGCGGCTAACGCTAACTTTACTCGTGTATTGCCTTATGGATCGGCTACAGGAGTAGATACAAAAACAAACTCTTACGCCACTACCCCGGCTGTACGTGAGGCCGCAATGATCCTTGCAGTCGATATCTTTCAAGCTCGCCAAGTATCACAAACAGGCGGCGTATCTATAGATGGTTTTAGCCCTAGTCCTTACCGGATGGGTAACTCGATGATTGGCAAGATCCGTGGACTCATAGCCGGATACACCAACCCAGGGGCGATGGTCGGATAACAAATGCCAGCCCCTATTACAACCTTACGCGCATCACTAGCTAGCGCTTTAGCTAATAATGCTGTTTGGAATACTTACAGTTTTCCGCCTCCAACTATTACGGCTAACTCAGTAATTGTTGCACCGGCAGATGGTGATTATTTAACACCTAGCAATAACACAAACATAGGCATATCCCCTATGGCTAACCTAAAGATTATTTTGACGTGTCCTTTACTGGACAATCAGGGAAATTTGAACGGCATAGAAACAATGGCGTGCGCAGTGTTTAAAAAACTTGCACAGTCCACCATAGTTATGAACGTTGGAAGTATGTCCGCGCCTAGTGTGCTTAGCGTACAAAGCGGAGATTTACTTACAGCATCTTTCAACATATCCGTACTAACGAGTTGGGAATAACAATGAGCTACACAGACGAGGACATCGCTTTCTTAATCAAAATCGGTCAGATCACCGAGGCGCCTAAGAAAGAGACAAAAACAGCAGCCGCACCTATCGAGAAAACAGAGGAATAAAAATTGGCTATCTATTTAAGCAACACAGTAGTAGTCACGCTCAATAGCGTGGCTCTCAGCTCGAACGTTACAAGCGCAACAATTAACCGCGCTTTTGACGAGCTCGAGGTTACAGCTATGGGCGACACAGCTCATAAGTTTGTTAAGGGCCTTGAGGCAAGCACAATCACTTTGGATTTCCTCAGCGATACAGCAGCCGCAAACGTCAATGCAACGCTACAAGCTGCGTGGGGTACAACAGTTCCTATTACTCTTAAGCAAACAAGCGCTGCAGTATCGGCAACTAATCCGCTTTACAGCACAACTATCTTGGTAAACAACACCACAGATATTAACGGCGCTGTAGGCGACATCGCTACACAGTCAATTACATTTACTTGTAACTCACCAATCGTAATCACAACTAGCTGATAAAAAACAAAGGGGCAAAGCATGGCAAAGTTAAAAGTAACAAGGGCAGACGGATCAGTAGGAGAGTTTCCTATTACTCCGTTGGTTCAATATGGTTTTGAGATTTACGCTAAAAAGGGTTTTCATAAAGCGTTTTCTGAGGACCAAAAACAGAGCGATATCTTTTGGCTAGCGTGGGAGTGCATCCGTAGATCGGGTGAGGTTGTACCGATGTTTGGCGAGGCTTTTATCGAAACACTGCGGGCCGTAGATGTTCTCGATGATGACCCGCTCTAGGGCGCGACTCGATTACTTACCTGATAGCAAAACTATCGGTGAGACTCGGGATCGCGCCTCAGGCGATATTAGAACTAGATGAAGTAATGCTTAAGAACTTGATAAAGGTTTTACAGGATGAGCAGAAGGAGTTGAAAAATGCCAACAGAGGTAAAGGGCGCTATTGAACTCCGCAAAGCCTTAAAACAGTTTGCTCCGGATCTAGCTAAAGAAACTCAAAAAGAAATAGGCAATTTACTTAAGCCAATTACTGCTAAGGCACGTGGATTTATGCCTTCTACGTCTCCTCTCAGTGGATGGGCTAAAGAGGGTAATGGTCGTTTCCCTGCGTACTCAGCCTTTGCGGCTAAGCGAGGTATTGGCTATAAGACCACCCCCTCTAAGGTAAATAACCAGGGCTTTAAGTCACTTGCTCGAATTGTAAACGCCTCTGCAGCAGGAACAATTTATGAGACAGCAGGTCGAGTTAATCCAAACGGCAGAGAACAGCTCAAGCGCCGCACTGTAAATATTCCGGGCCAACCTAGTTACACAACTAGCACAAACAAAAACTTTGGTAAGAGTAATAACCCCGAGGCAGGTTCAATCTTTGTTCAAGCTATGAACGCCGAAGGCCCAATAGTCAATGCTTATCAAAGAGCTGCAGGACAATCAGGCCGCGCATCTCGCAAGATGAAAGGCCGCGGCATATTCAGAGCGTGGGCCGAGGATGCAGGCAAGACAAACGCGGCAGTAATTAAGGCTATCGAGGAGTCGAGGCTTAAGTTTTACAAGGCAGTGGGTTACAACTAATGGCCAGTGCAGATGTAAGAATAGATATAGCCGCTGAGTTCACCGGCAAGAAGGCATTTAAACAAGCTGAAACCGCATCTCAAAAGATGGAGAAGTCGGTCGCTAGATTGGCCAAACAATTACTTGGTGTTTTTGCTGCAGGTAAATTAGTTGCCTTTGGCAAACAAGCTGCTAAGGCATTTGCCGCCGATGAGAAGGCCGCACGATCACTGGCCCTAGCACTCGCCAATACTGGTAATGCGTTTGCAGCTATTGAAGTAGAAAAGTTTATTGGGGACTTACAGCGCGCTACCGGTGTGCTCGATGATAATTTGCGCCCAGCCTTTAGGACTTTACTTACAGCTACAGGCGATGTTAAAAAGTCACAGGACGGCTTAGCTCTAGCCCTGGATATTGCAGCAGGTACAGGTAAAGATTTAGGCTCAGTATCCACAGCCCTCGCTAAGGCTTATGGTGGACAAACAACAGCGCTTAGCCGCTTAGGTGCAGGTTTATCTAAGGCCACTCTTGCATCCGGCGACATGGATGTTATTACTCAAGCGCTCACAGATAAGTTTAAGGGTCAAGCACTAGCCGCTGCCGAAGGCTACTCAGGTTCTATGGATCGTTTAGCGGTTGCATCCAATAACGCTAAAGAGATTATTGGTAAAGACCTTCTCGATGCTCTGAAAATGATTTCAGGCCCGGACGGTATCGGCGGAGCGACTACAGCCATGGAAGGCTTTGCTACTTCAATAGGTAACGTTGTTTACGGTATAGGTGTTCTGGCCTCAAAACTTAACTCTGCACCAATATTGAAAGATTTTTTTGGTGCTATAAGCGATGTAGCGCAATACAACATTATTGGACTAATAGGAAAACTCGGCTCCTCTACTAAAGCAAATATGGCGACTCCGGCTCAATCGCCTGGAGACCGCGCAAAGATAGAGCAAATAAATAAAGAGGCATTGAAAATTGAAAGACAACGTTTAAAGCTTGAAAAATCAGGTGCTGATTTAAAAAAGATAGATAACGCTGCAACAGCTAGAAAAATTGTTCTTACAGGTGATCAGTTAGCCCTAGCAGAGTTAGAAAAAAAGTTTGACGTAGAACGCATAGGTTTGTTTGCAGCTCTTAATCAGGCAACAGATGACGAAACTCGGATGCGCCTTCAATCGCTTATCGCTATTAAAGATAATGATGCTGCACTCGCTGGCCAAATTATGAAAACATTAGAGGCTACAGATGCTATGGATAACTTTGGCAAGGCCATGTATGGGGCAATAGGTGTACTTCTCAACTTTGGTCAATTTGCTATAGGTGAGCGAGACACACTAAGACAGATGGGTATAGGAGTTACACCAACATCGCAAGGTTTTGCAGCTTTGGCTCCGTCCATGCCTAACGGATATGAGGGCTTTGGTAGCGGCATGAGTGATTTAGGTACAGGTAACTACGGCGGTTTAGGTGGCGCTGGTCGATACGGCGGTGGTGGCTCTACAGTGGTAGTAAACGTGGCAGGTTCAGTATCTACAGAGCGAGATTTAGTAGATGCCATTACTCAGGGTATTTACAATAACCAAGCTGCTGGTATCCCTATTAACTACTCAACGGTGTACTAATGGCTGTTTTACCTGCTACCCCGATAGTAAAAATCAACCTAACTCAAGGCGCGAGCTTTGGTACCGTAATGGTGTTAGGCGTGGGCCAGTTAGGTTTTGCAGAACTTGGCACTGTTGTACCTAATATCGTGGACGTATCGGCAGAGGTCCTAAAGATTTCTACGCGCCGTAGCCGTAACATCTTGCAGGATAAATATCTGAGTGCTCAGGCCACAGTGCGAGTCAATGATCCCGAGGGCTACTTTAACCCTCAAAACACGGGCTCGCCCTACTATCCCGATGTACAACCTCTACGCAAGATACAGATACAAGCTAATTACAACGGCACCCTCTACCCTATCTTTGCAGGTTACATTACAGAGTTTTTATATACCTATCCACAAAACCAAGAGACCGGCTTTGTTGATTTAGTCTGTTTTGATGCTTTTAGACTTTTCTATAACTCAAACGTAACTACAGTTACCGGAGCTACAGCCGGGCAAGATACAGGCACTCGCATTAACAAAATCCTCGATATGGTGGCTTTCCCTAACTCTCAGCGCTCTATACAAACAGGTAATACAACGTGCCAAGCGGACCCGGGCGGGACTCGTACCGTGCTCGATGCCTGCCAAACCGTCGAGTTTACAGAGGGACCCGGAGCCTTTTATATCGACAAGGCCGGTAACGCAGTATTTAAGAACCGTACCTATTGCTATAACGCTCAAAGCGTTACCCCTATTGTGTTTAATAATGATGGCACTACCGGTATTAACTACTCAAAAATACAGTTTAGTTTTAATGATAAAGCCATAGTAAACCGGGCTAGCGTTACCCCTATCGGACTAGCTACGCAGACCTACGAGGATGCGACCTCTATAGCTCAATATTTTACCCGGGCCATTACGGCTGAGTCTATGTTAATGCAAACAACAGGGGTGGCGCTTAGTCTTGCAACGGCCTATGTAGGGGCTCGTAAAGATGCGATATTAACTATTAGCCAAATAACTTTAGATCTTGTAACCCTCGGCTATACCACCGGAGTAGATGCAGCCCTAGACCTTGATTATTTCGACACTATGCAGATTACCAATTACGGGCAGGCTGGCACGGTCATTACTCAAACCTTGCAGTGCCAGGGCATAGCTCACGATATTACGGCTAATAGCTGGGATACGACACTTACTACTGAGGAGGCTTTAATAGATGCTAACTACTAAAAT